GGGATCAGCCGGCTACTGGCAAGCTGGTCGGCCAGTTCCATGGCTTCATGCAGCGACTGCGGGACAAGCGCGGGGAGGGACATGGGTTAGCCTCGCTTCACGGTGATGCTGCCAGCGCGGTTGCGGATGACACGCATATTTTCAAACTCGATCAGCCCGACATCGTCGGGGATGATGTCGCGCAGTTCCTTGTTGGCTTCGGCATACATTTCGGCGTGTGCCTTGGTGAACTTCCACACCCGCAAGCACGCCGCCATGTCCTGCCCCCAGTTCGGCCACACGCCCTCATTGTCGGGGTCGAGGACGATCTTGCGCCACTGCGACGGCGGGATGGCCTTGGGGAGTGCCATCGGCGGGGTCAACGTTTCAACGCACAGCCAGAACGCGGCCATGCGCTCCCACAGTTCCTTTTCGTATTCCGGGTCCGCCTTGATTTCCAGTTCGCGCGGGGCGGCGGTGCCGTGGACGACCAGTAACGCGCCACGCGCCGCTTGCCGGCAGCGCATCTGCACGATGATCTGCGGCGTGTAGTATTCGATGATGTCGTCGAGCGGGTTGAAGCTGGAACTAACTTTGCAGTCGAGCACGGTATCGTCGAAGGCGCGGTAGGCGTCGAGCGTGCAACCGATATAGGGCAGCGTCGGATGCGGGCAGAACGTGCCGCGCTCGGTCAGCGGCTGGCCGGTTTTGCGTTCATGCCAGTCGAGGGTGAACGTTTCGCCGTGTGATCCCCACTGCACCGCCCACACATCGGACAAGTCCGGTTCGGGCATGGCGCCGATGGCGACCTTCCAGCGTTCGGTCAGCTTGGATTGATCGTCACCCATGACCACCGGCGCAACGGAAGCGGTCAATCTGTTTTCGCGGGCTTTGAGTTGCGCTTGGGTCAGCACTGCTTACTCCCTGCAACGGACTCTGCCGGGTCAATCGGATTCGGGATGGCGGCTAATTAGAAATTGCTAATAATAAAAACTTAAACTCATAAAAAATCAGTGCAACAGTTTTCTGATGAATGCGTGACAGACCATAAACCGCTCGGCGGTAACTGGTAGGGGCAAGCGTGTTTCATTCTGCATCATGCTGTGTCAAAACGTTTCATTTGTAAAAAAGTTGTGATGCAAAATAGCACAAAATGAAACATTGCCGGTCTGTGTAAACATCGCGACGTTGAGAATGCCTCTCCCCAAAAAGGCATTCCAAAATGGCTAAACGCAAAAAACAAATACTTTCAACGCAGTCGGCCGTGGTCGCGGCGCTGGGTGGCATAAGTTCCGTGGCGCGGCTGGTGCGCCGGCGACCGCCGCAAGTCCACCACTGGGTGAATGAACGCAAAAGTTTCCCCGCCAGATTTTACCCGATGATGCGAAAGCAATTGCGCGCAAACGGTTACGACGCGCCGCAAGGGCTATGGGATTTTGAGCCAGAACAAAACAGTGCAGCGGCTTAGGGGTCGCGCATGGCGCAATTGTCGCTGTTCAAAAGCAAACGTCAGCGCGGCGTGAAATCACCGCCGGCCAAAGAGTACGTCACGCACTGCATGGTCGCCGACACGCTGCGCCGCTGGCAGATGCCGGGCTGGCGCTGGTCGCATTTCCCGGCCGGCGAGTACCGGCACCCGGCAACGGCGATGCGGCTGAAACGCATGGGCGTGCAAGTCGGCTGGCCGGATTTTATTCTGCTGGCGCCAATCCAGACATTTGAGGATTTGCATGAATTCGGCGGCGTGCATTTTCTGGAATTGAAGCGCAAAGGCAGCAAGCTATCGGAGTGGCAACAATCGTTTTCCGAATTCTGCGTGCTCAACGGCTATCCGTATTTCTGGTGCGACAACTACAAGGACGCCATCAACAAACTCAAAGCATGGGGCGCCGTAAAGGCCAGTGTGTCGGTATGAACAATCATCCCGGTTTTCAGAAACGTCTGCGTGCATCCGGGTCGGCGATGGTCGCGGTCGCGGCGCACCTTCACGCAAAGGGTTGCTCGGTCGAAATCCGGCCCATCAAAGTTGCGGCGACTGCCGGCGAAGCAGAGCATTTCCTTGATGACGGCGACTTGATTGTGCGCCGTCGCTACGAAGTCAAACATCGGCCCGACATTGATTTTACGTCCGCTTTGGATTGGCCACACACCGACATGATTGTTTCCAGAGTTGGCGTGGTTGATCGCGCCGGTGACGATGTTGCTGCCTACGTCATCGTCAACGCAAGCATGACCTACTGCGCCATCATTCCGTACAGGACAAAACCGTGGTGGCGCAAAGGCAACATTCTGGCCAGCAACACCGGCAATGTTGAGGACAACTATTTTTGTCCGCTCAATCAGGTCATCTTTGAAAAGATGCTGCCATGAACGCAGAACAAATCGCACTCGCGCTTGGTGGCAAACGTTCGGGCCGGCAGTGGGCGTGCTGTTGCCCGGCGCATGAAGATCGCTCGCCGTCGCTCATTGTGTTCGACGGGCGCGAAGCCGTGCAAGTGCGCTGCATGGCCGGCTGCGATCCGCGCGATGTCATTGCCGTGCTCAAATCGCGCGGCCTCTGGGATTCAGACTACGCAAGGGAACGCTGCCGGCTTGATAACGAGAGCCGCGAGACTCCCGGCTACGAAATGGTCGATGCGCGCAAGTGGGCCAAGCACTACGAGAACAGGCCGCTGGCGGCGCCGGCGTCCGATCTGGCGCTGAAAATCTGGCAAGAGTCGTGGTCGCCGTATTCGACTGACGCGGAAAGGTACTTGCACAGCCGTGATCTGCTACTTCCAAAGGACGCGAGCGTCGTTCGTTTTCACCCGGTTTGCCCGCGCGGCAATGGCAAACAGCCGGCGTTGATTGCGCTGTTCCGCGACGATGAAACGGACAGGCCGAAAGCAATTCACCGGCTGTTCCTGACCAAAGACGCCACCAAGGACTGCGCGATGATGCTCGGCCCGGTCGGTGGCTGCGCCATCAAGCTGACCAGCAGGGCCGAAACATTCGCAAGCGATCTGGCTACCTGCGACTGTCTCAATATCTGCGAAGGCCTTGAAACGGGTCTGGCGTTGCTGGCGTCGGGCGTCAAACCGATCTGGGCCGTTGGTTCGGCCGGCGCTATTCAGTCGTTCCCGGTGATATTCGGGCTAGGCGGCATCTGCATCTGGGCCGATAACGACGCTGCCGGCCTCTACGCGGCAGAGCAGTGCTATTCGCGCTTTGTCGAGGCCGGGCGCACCGCAATCATCAGAACGCCGGAGGACGAAGGTTACGACTTCGCCGACTTCCTGCATGGCTAAAGAAATCCGGCCTTACGTCGAAAAGAATTCGCGGCACGACAAGCCTGACATTTCATGGGCGCGCAAAGCCAACGGCCATGACAAGCCGTGGATGGCGGACGAATACAAAGGCCAGTGGGAAGGCGACCCGGATGAAACGCCGCCGCAAGGCTGGCTGGTCAAGGGCATTGTCCCCAAGATGGGCGTTGGGCTGATGGCCGGCCAGTCCGGCATGGGCAAGACGTTTGCCGTGCTCGATCTGGTGCAGTGTCTGATTCTGCAACGCGACTTTGCAAACAAACCAGTTGACCAAGTTGGCGGTGTGATCCTGTTCGCGGCAGAGGCGCCGTCACAGGTCCGCAAGCGCTGGGAGGGATTACGCAAGGCTAAAATCGCGCCGTGGTTCACTGAAATCGGCGAGGACATGAAGCGCCTGCCGTTCAAGTGGATTACCAATGTGCCACGGCTGTCTGCGGACGATGCCTACGACAAGATGTTTAATTTCTGCGAGCGTATGAAGCATGAACTGGCAGAGCAATTCGATTGTGGGCTGGTACTCATTGCAGTTGATACGCTGGCCGCTGCCGCCGACTTCAAAGATCAGAACGATGCCAGCGAAGCACAGCGGGTTATGAATCTGCTTGCGCGTCTGTCGGCAGCAACGGACGCTACCGTGCTGGTGGTCGATCACTTCGGCAAGGACGAAAGCCGGGGCGTGCGCGGGTCGAGTGCCAAGGAAGCCAGCGCCGACTTTGTGCTCTCGGTGCTCGGTGAGAAATCGCAAACCGGCGTGCTGCGTAACTCGCGGCTGGCCATCCGCAAGATGCGGGGCGGGGCGGCCGGCGATGAAATACCTTTCAGGCTGTCGCCGGTTGACATGGGCCGTGATCTGGATGGTGAGCCAATTGTGGAAATGACAGTACAGTGGGACGGTATCGTGGTTCACAGTCGGGCAGGGCGGCCCAATGTGTCGCTGTTGCCGCTGTTGGCTGCGCTTGATGATGCACTGGCCAGCAGCGGCAAGATGATGGCACCGGGTCCGGGGTATCCGGTCATGCGTTGCGTCGAGGACTCAGTTGTGCGCGACGCCTTCGCGCACAAGTATCCCTCAGTAGGCGACCCAACCAAGCGCGACGATGCTGTGAGGAAAGCATGGGATAGGGCAAACAAGCACCGCGAGGCGCGCAAGTTTGTGTCGAGCTACGCCGGCGATGGCAAGGTTTTGATGTGGCGCGTGCTGCCGGAAGCTACAACCGCCCCTGTACCCGGCTAACGGTCTTACCGGACCATGGCGCGCCGGTCGGGGTCGCAACCTTGCGACGGTTTAATTCCAGCGCGATTTGTCTGGCGCTCAATTCTGCCAGTTCAACAAAGACGGGTTTTAGTTCCAGCGCCCGCTTGGCTGCGGCCTTTTTGTTCTTTGCTCCAAAGTCCGGCGTTCCGATTCTGGCACCGCGCGCCTTGGCGGCCTTGAGTGCGGCCTTGGTGCGCTGGCTAATCATCCGCCGTTCCTGTTCTGCCAGTGCGGCATAGATGTTCAGCATGAACGGGTCGGCTTGCGTGCCCAATTCGGCGGTGATGAACGGCACCTTGCGCACCATCAGCGTCGATATAAACGCAACGTCGCGGGAAAGGCGGTCGAGCTTGGCCACCACAATCGAAGCACCTTGCTTCTTGGCTGCCTGCATGGCGGCGGCAAGCTGCGGGCGACGGTCAAGGGCGTCTGAGCCTTTGCCGGTTTCCACCTCTGTGAATTCCGCCAGTAGCTTTAGTTGTTCGGCTTCGATGAAACGCAACACCGCCGCGCGCTGGGCTTCCAAGCCCAGCCCGCTGCGGCCTTGCTTCTGCGTCGATACCCGATAGTAGGCAATGACGGCTTTAGTCATGGTCGTGCCTGTCGCTTCGCTTCTTCCATACGGTTGCGGAATTGTAGCTCCTGCATGGCTTCGTAACTCTTGCGAGTGGCCTCCCATTCAGCTTCGCGCCTCGCTTCTTCCGCCCTAACCTCTGGCGGATATAAAAAAACGTCGATCATTTTGTGGGCCAGCCAATAAAGGCCATACAAAACGGCAATCCCTACGACCCAGTCCATCACGCCGACTCCTTGGTGATCCACCAGACAACGACGTGGATGATGAGCCAAGCCAAGAGGCCCAGCAGGAGAATCAGAATCATTTGTTTGGTCCTTTGGTTGGTTAGAACGCATCATCAAAAATGATCCACAAGACAATGGCGATGATGCCGGCCATTGGCAGGGCGGTACTACTCACCCGGCACCTGTTTGGGGATGCCGTGCTTGCGATACATATGAAGCAACAGTTCTAGCTGGCGCGTGACACGTTGCCGGCCGGATGCCAGCCGCTGAATCTGCGTCACGGTCACGCCAAGCGCGCGCACGGTCGCTTTGCTGGCAGTGCCAAGGTGCAATTCTTTAAGCGCTGCTAGGAATTCACGTTTGGTCATTGCGTCCCTTTGCATTCACAGCGTCCACAATCATCACGACAAGCCGGCCGCTTGCTGTGTCTAGCGGCTCCTTGTCGGTTTCCTCGATGTAGGGCAGTTCAAAAACAAGCCTGTCGTTTTTGTCCACGATGGCAAACGTGTCGCCGTTGCCCCGGAATTCCCACGGCGTCGGCGGCAATCCGCTACGCTCTGAGTCTGCCAGCGCCTTCGACTCGTTGGTGTGGCGGATGTAGTAGCCCATCAGCTTGGTGGCCACGGCGATGTTGACATCGTTTGCCAGCTTCACCGGCTCAATTTCTTTGCAGTACCGTGTTAGGACCTTTTGGCGAACGTGCTCCATCCACTCGCCTAAATCCTTGCCAACTAGGGCAAGGTGCGTCTGGTAGAATTCGCCGGTATTGATTGCATACGGTTCCAGATCGTGCGCTTCGACAAAACGGGTCATGTCTATGGTCCTTGCTGGTTGTCGGTTGGGGTATATAGCCCTATTGCCTACCAAGGCAATAGGGCTAATGGCTTAGACGTTAACAGGATGGAAGCCGGCGGCATTGAACGCATCAAAGCCGTTCGGCGAACGGTCGCCTCTGGCAATCCGCAAGGAAACGACAAGCGGAATTCCAAGCGCGGCCGCCTCTTGTTTGTAGGTTTCCAGTTCGGCCGCCGCATCTATGGTGCGTTTAATTTCTACCGTCTTTGACGGCAGCGGCCCATCGCTGCCGATACTAAGCGCGACTTGCAGAAAGCCATTTGAACGTTGGGCGTTGTAGGTCGATAGAATAAGCTTCGCCATTGTCTTGGTCCTTGGTTGGTTGACGGCACCATCGCCATCGTGACACGGCCGGCAGGGTGTGGCGGACCTGCGCGGCCGTGCTGCGATAGCGACTGATTAGGCCGCCTCTTGCAGTGGTTCCGACTCTGCCAAGGACTCCGGTATGAAGTCCCAGTTAGGCAGGTCGATTGTCACGGTCCCGAAAGTCACGGCGCGAATTCTGCGCTCCCATCGGGACGCGTTGTTAGCGCTCACACCTGACCAGATCACGCTAACGCTGTATGTGTTGGGCAACACAATCCCGTCGCGCTTGGCAAGCCATCGGGCATAGTCGGCGGCCTTGCGCTCAAATTGCGAGTCGGTGGTTGGCGTGACTTTCGGGCGCTTGGGTGCGCGGTAGTGCAGCTTGTGGCGCTTGCCGTCCGCTATCCAGCGCTTTAATGGCATCGGGCCTTGCTGCGGCTGGTAACCCTCGCTGCGTTGCGTGAATGCGTCGTAAAATTTCCACATGGTCCTTGGTCCTTTTGGTTGGTTGGAGTCTGCCTGATATGTTCAACGGTGCGGCTCATCAGCTTCGCAGTGGCGTGCAATGCGCGCCTCTTTATCCTCTGCCACCTCGCAATAGCGCGCTTGCAATTCTTCATAGAGCATGGCCGCCATGCTGCCGGGCAGGACTCCATTGCTGGTCAGGCCCGGCCGGTACATCGAGGCACACAAGGCCGCATAAAGATTTGACCATTGTCCGCCATGCCAGTCGTTTGCAAACCAGTAGATTGCGGCCTCACGGTCAAATTGGTCTGCCTCGCCGGGATAAAAGCCGGCGAGAAAGGTAAGCATTTCGTTTCTGGTGGGGTCGCGCATGGTGCGCGCCTTGTCAGCCTGTAATCGCTTTGTGAGGGTCATAGCGTTGGTCCTTGGTTGGTTGGCTACAGGCCGCGCAAGCTTGCGCGGATGATGGCCGGAATTCTGGCCGGCCTATCAATGCGGTATGTGCTGCCTAGCGATGGCAGGACAGAAAGCGTTTTGCCTTGTTCGCGGTAGCTGGTTAGCTCAAAAGGTTCGACGATGGCGCAGTCGCGCTTTTTCACGCGGACATAGAGCACATCAATGCCCCATGGAGTCCCGTCGCTATAGCGTTTCGTTTCGCGGCGGAATTCAAGGCGGCCGCGTTTGCGCCAGACGTTCTTTTTGCTCGGCATTGTCTTGGTCCTTGGTTGGTCGATAGCCTTAGATGCTATCCCGACACGGCCGGCATTGCGCCGGCCGTGCTAGATAGCGACTAGGCCGCGACTGCAAGCGGCTCTGCGAGTGCAAGGCCGCGCATATAATCGGCGGCCTTTTGTGCAGCGCTTGCCGCTGTGAAGAATGCTTTGGAGTCTGACTTTAGAATAGCAATCCAGTTCGACACATAGGCCGCATGGCGCAAATCGCCGTCGATACCGAATTCAGCGCAAAGGAAAGCCGCTGTGAGTTCAGCGACCAATTCTTCCGCCGCATAGGCCTTGTCGCCAAAGCGCTTTCCGAATTCGCGGTTAAGCCGCTTTTCGTTGCCAGTCCAATGGCCGTGTTCATGGAAGCTTGTCGCATAGTAATGGTCAGCGCCTTTGAAGTCTTGGAAGTTAGGCAACATCACAAAGTCATGGCTGGAAGCGTAGTAAGCCCGGTCCTCGCCATGCCTCAAGTCGCTGCCAAGCGTGGCAATGAATGAGTCAACGGTAGAGTCGCGGCTGTCCTTGTTCCTGATTTTTGGCGCGACTGTGCCAAGGCAACGGGCCGGCAAGTTGTCGCATTGGGCGACGTTGAAAACGGTGAATTCGCGCAACATGGTGATGCGCTTCAATTCTTCATCACCGGCTGGCTGTTCTTTCTTGCCCTTAACCAGTAGCGGCTTCACAAAGTAAACCTGTATGCCGTGCTCATCCTTTTTGACGTGTCCGCCTAGCGCTTGGCATTGCTTGAACGTCAGGAAGCGGGGAGTCGTCCACTGCGGATTAGATGCCATGGCTTGCCAAATCAGGATGATATTGACGCCCGAATACGGCCGGCCGGTATCCGCATTGCAAGGTTGATTGGCACCGGCTGTCGCTGCCCATGGCTTGACCCATGGCACACAGCCTTTTTCCAGTTCAGAAAGAATTCGGTTTGTTACTGTCTGGTACAGGTCTTTTTTCATGGTCCTTGGTCCTTGGTTGGTCGCTGTGATGGTTATATGCCCTTATCGTGTATGGTGTCAATAGGGTTATATGGTCTAAATGTTCCATAACAGTGGCGAATTGACTAGGTAAAAGAACGGTTTACAATGAGCCGCAAGGATGGCCGTGGGCGGGTTTAAAGGCGGTGCGGGGATAGCAGGTAGCGGGGAGGTTTTTTAAAGGCTTGTAGGGTCAAATGGCCTATTAGACTAATTGAGCATATACACCTATTGACAGCATGGCGGCCGGATGTTAAAAACCGCAACCAACTGAGAAAGGACCAAAGCAAATGACCAAATCAAGTTTTTACGCAGACGGGTATCGCGACGGGCAAAGCGGCAAGGACTATTGCCCGCCAGACGTTGCCGTGTACGGGCAAGAATATGCGGCCGGGTATGTTGATGGCCGGGCAAGAACATTCGTCGATGTCGGAACCGTAAGCGAGTACGGATTGACACAAAAACTAAGCAGCGCAATTCGCTGTTTTTAACTCCAACCAAAAAGGACCAACCAAATGAAAACGCCACAAGTACCAGCAATGCCGGGGATGACGCCACTGGGATTGAAGCCGGCCTATCCGACAAGCCCGCCCTATGTCGTCGGCGCGATGGCGGTACGGCGCGCGATGATGTTCTACGCAAAGACGGGGATGAAGGTTAACAGCGCTTATAGCCCGGCCAACATGCTGGCCACGGCCGGTAAGATTTGCGGCAAGGACTACGGCAAGCGGTGGAACGCAAAGAACAGTGCGGCAGCCATCGCAGACCTGACAGCATGGCTGGAAGCGAACGGCGCGCCAGTGTGACGGCCGGCGACATCAAATGCGGAAAGGCCTAGCAGGTTTGCTAGGCCTTTTTTGTTAACAGGTCGGATTTAATGTATTTCGTCCGAAAAATGCGTTTTTATTTCACACGTTGAAGCTGTGTAAAAGAACGGTTTAAGGGTGTGTCCGGTAGGGTAGGGTGCTTAACGTTTTGATGTGTAACTGTTTTTAGAGTTGTTGGACGAAAGGACATAATGGATTTAATTCGGACGGAATTGGATTTAATCCGCCCGTTACTCTCTGGACGTAATACACACACTCTCTAGAGTGTGTATTACGTCCAAGAACCGTCCGGGTTTAAATCCGTCCAATGCCAGTCACCGCAGGAAGTGGAAACGTAGTTTGGAAAGTCGGGCTGTTAAAAGCGCGACTGTTACCGGGCAACGTTAACAGGCGACGATGTGAACGGTTAAAGGCTGATGGATCGCCGTGCCATAACATCGCCGTCACATCATCGCGTTTTTGTAATAAGCATGGCGGCCAAAAGCGAATGAGGTTTAAGACCTCGCACGTTAACAAGGTTAAAAAACTACATAAATGCCGCGCGGAATTCCAAGGACACTCAGCGATTTAATTAGGGAAGAATTGCTGACCATTCTGCAAGATCGCAAAGCGCCAGCATCGGCGCGTGCAAGCGCCGGCCGCACGCTTGCAGAATTCTACGGTAGCGACTCGCGCGCCGATGGAAGCAAAGCGCCGGCAGCGATGAGCATAGAAGAATTAGACTCTGAGATTGCAGCGAGCGCGAAAGAGAATTGACGCAAGGCCTTTAACAAGCGCTGCAATAACACGTTGCATCAGTGCGCGTGCGGCTTGTCCCCAAACAAACCCCTGAAAAGCGCGCATTGATGTGACACAGCATCGTCCGATACTGTGTCGCATACAGCACGTATTAATCACTGTGCTGCAAGGCTTTCTAAAAAATCAAAACCGACCCCTGCCCACCCCCCGACTTGAGGAACGCTGGCGACCGCAACCCTCACTGACTAAATTTTCCGTCCACGTTTCCAAACCGTTCGCGCATCGCGTACAGCATCACGGCGAAGTCTGAGCCAAGCGTTGTGAGAAATTTGTTTGCGTCGGCCGGTGTCGGATTGGTCGCAAAAAACTCATTGATAAGTTTTTCGACCGCCTTGATGTGATCCTCGACTGTCATCTGGTTTTCAACTCTCGCAGCACTTGTCTGCCGCGCGCCGTTTGCTTCAGGTGTCCCTCGATGCGATCCATTCGGCGGTGAAACACTTTCGCCTCTTGCTTGTTCACGCAGTCGGGACATCGCACTTGGATTTTCCACATCACCGACTGCACCGGCAGTGCGATGGTCTGTTCGCACCTGTCGCATTTGAATTCAAACAGCGCTGTCACTTCGCCGCGCTCACCAGTTCAACCACGCGCTCGACGCTCTCGGTGACGTACAGCGTTGACGGTCCTGTGACCGTGATGCACGTCTGGCCGTCATCGTCCTCGACCGCGATGACGTGTGCGGCGTTCAACCACACCACGCGTTCGTTGTGCGCGTTCATAGTCAAAAGCTGAATGAGTTTTATCATCGCCGCTTCCGTTTCAGTGCGGCGAGCGCTTTGACTGACGAACCGTACTTTGTCACCGCATCAACGAACTCTTTTTCAAGGTCCACGTTACGCACCACCTTGTCGCCGATCAAAAACACAATCAGGTCCATGTCGGCTTGGTATTCTTTGTCGTCCTCGCTCATCCAAACACCCACCAGCTACCGAACGCGATCACCAGCAGCATCGTCACGCCAATCGCCACATCGACGGCATCAATCGGGCCGAGCATTTGCAATCGTATCCTTTATGATCTTGGCCGCAGCATCAGCCCGCCCCGCCATCAAGGCCCGGTGCGCCGCGATCATGGCACCGCGCCACAATATGATTTCATTGCACGCATCCGCCAGCAGTTCGCGGCCATGACGCGACCTCCCAACACGATCCCGGTACGCGATCAACCGCTCCACGATGTCCAGCTTCACTTGCCATCACCGCGATCATTCAGCAGCGCCGCCGTCATCGCCACCAGATAGGCGCGACGTGATGACACTTCACCACCCCCGTCCTTCACCGCCTCGCGCGCCGCAAGGTACTGGTCCAGCGCGTTGACAAAGCTGGCCGCCTTCACCTGTTCATTCATAAACCGCTCCTTAACCGCTGTTGCCCGTGAAACATTCCACCCCCCCACCATCCCACCACCGCTTTCCGATCAACGCGATTAAACTACACAACGCCGGGGCAGGGATCATTGCCCATGACTTCATTCAACGTCGCCCTTGTCGCCTACACCGCGATGTCCACTGGCGCCGTCCTTGGCTTTCTGTGCGCGGCGTTTTTTCATCCGCCTAGCGATGAGGACACCGTGGGGCGTTAATGAAACGTGGACCGCGTTGACCTCGACCACACCGCCACGTTCAAGGCGCACCAGCATGGCCTTGGCGCGCACGCGGAAACGGTCCAGCGGCAAACTTTTGTCACGCTGCGACAGCAGAGCCAGCAACATGCGCCGCTCCATCCACGCCATTTCCGAC